TGGTGGGCCATAATGGCCATGTTCCACCTGTGATGTCGGCAGTCCTGCATCCACTTGCCGTAGAGCTGCGTCTCGGTGGATCCTCCGAACTGCCTGGCCTTGGGCATGACAATGCGGATGGGCTTGCACGCCATGCGCATCTCCTCCTGCTTCTCCAGCAGCATCCGCTGGCCGTAGTTCAGGATATAGGGGATCACCGTTCCCTCCTCCTTATCGACGATCTTGTAGATCAGCGCAAAGTAGAAGGCCGGATCCTCCTCGCTCCGCGCAAGGAACATCGCATACACCACGTCCTGGTGGCGCTCCTCGGTGTATTCCCAGCCCATCTCGTCGGTGATGTACCTGCGGATGGAGCCGCGTCTGACAAGTTTCTTGATAAGGATATTGTGCCTTACACACCGCTCCGGCATGTACTGCACCTTGATGGGCGAGTCCGGTATCTTCACCCTGACCCTCGGCCCCGGCGCCCCGCGTCCCGTCACCGGGTTGAAGCCCTCGAAGATCTCACGGTTACGCCTGATGTTCTCCCTGACGATCCCTTCGCAGACCTTCCGGACTTCCCCGTCAGCGGTCATGGGCCTATTTGAGGAAATGCTCCCACCGCCATCTGCCATACATGAAGCCTCCCAACAGACAGTACAGGTGCAGGCACCAGTTCACGTTCGGTATCACGATGCCGACAAGGGCGAACGGCAGCGCCTTGCAGCAGAACTCCCACAGCTTTTCGCGCATGATCTCCCTGCCGGCAGGCCAGAAGCTCTGGCAGTGCACGCCCCACTTCACGCCCCATATCGCAAAGATCACGCCGCTGAATCCCGTCGTCACGCCGTCAATCGGCCATACAGGCCCGGCCACGGGCAGGAAGGACATCACGAACGCGATACACACGGATGCTGCCAGGTACAGGCGGTTGCGCATGATCCACAGCACGAACAGGTTCCCGGCCAGGTGCCACACGTTGGCATGGCTGACCATCGACAGCGCATGGTGCAACGGCGACATGTCGCCAATCCCATAGCCCGTCTGCGGCCCTGCCACATACCAGGCCGCCATCACAGCCGTCAGCACGGCCTTCTCTATCGTCAGCCTACGCAGTCTCATACTCCACCATGTTTGACGTCCTCCTTGACACGGCCCTGCGTATCGTGTCAACCTTCATGCGCTTCACCGTCTTCTCACGCCATATCTGGCCCATGCGGTCAGTCTCGATATAGAACCTCGGCGCAGGCTCCAGGATGGCATGCCTGACCAGCTCATAGAGCGAACTGGACCAGAACTTCTCCTTCTGCTTCAGCCTCAGCACCGTGTCGAGCAGGTCGTAGTACATCTGCCGCCTCAGCGCGTCCATCTTTTCCAGTACGCTGAAGTCGCCGCGCGTCATCGGCGAGATCACCTGCAGCGCCCACCGGGCGTCAACGTAGAAGCGCGGCGCCTGGTGCCTGACCGTCAGCTCGTAGGCCTCCGTCTGGTCCCTGCAGCTGTACTGTCCCACGACCTCGCGGTACACCCGCATGAGGTCATTCTTCATCTCCTCCTTGTGGTTTGTCTTACATTTCATATATACCTCCTTTGGTTAGATTCATGCCCTTCTGTTGTTGTCACGACGCTCCTGCTCCGCAATGACCGTGCCGCTCAGACGCTCCGACGGCAGCATCTTGATGTAGAGTCCGATGCGGAAATACCTGGCGGCTGCCCCGAAGCGCGACGACAGGGCGTACCACTTATACAGGTCGTCACTCACCCAGACGTCCGTCTTCACGCAGCTCAGGGCGTTGCCCTGGGCGTCCTGGCGCTCCCACATGCCGACGTTCACCAGTTCCCGCAGGCTTGCCACCGTCAGCGGCCCTGCCAGCTTCATCGGGCGCGTCAGCATAAAGGCCGTCTGCCTGGCCGTCACGCTCTGCTCACGGTCCTTCCCGTAGAGGGTGAAGATGGCATGTACGGGGTTGGAGTTCGGCACCTTGATCCTGAACTGTATCAGGTAGTCAGGGTAGCAGTTCACGACGCTCTCTACCTGCATGTCAAGCACCATCTTCGACACGGTTCCGTCTGAAATGTTGTACACGTAGATGAAACTGTATAACGGATTGATCAGCAGCAGGCGTGAGTCCACGTAGTCGTAGGCCACCTTCAACTCTGATGCCTGGATATAGGTCTGGAAGTTCGTTCCGCGGCAGCTGGTGATGATGCCTGCCCAGTCCTTGGCCGGGTTGCTCTGGTCGTTGAAGTCCGCAGGCATGATCCCTGGAAGGATATTGTTGTTGAAGGTCGCGCCGTCCATCTGAGGCGTCACGCACGTCGCCTTCTCACCAACCAGCACCATCAGGCCTTTCTTCGACACAAAGAAGATGGCCCCGTCTGTCTCCGTGATGGAGTCTTTGTTTGTACACACCTCTCGCGGCAGGTCGTCAGACCGCTGGTACACTCCTTCCTTGTCGAGACGGAGCGTGGAGATACCCCTTTCTGAGAAGACGGCCAGCGGATGGATGCCGTGTTCCTCCTGTCCGAGGGCCACCGTCTGCGACGCCATGCCGAGTATCTTTCCTCTTCCGACGGTCACATGGCCGAGTGCCGTATATACCCACGGGTTGTCTACCTCCGACACGAAGATCTCACCCTCCAGCAGCTCCGTATTATCGTCCGAGACGGTCGGGGTGTCCTGGTAATAGATGCCGCTTGGCCATGCGTCGACGGAGTCTGGCAGGTGGCCGAAGTAATAGGCGCCGTTAAGCCGCGGATGCTCCTTCAGCGACAGCGAGTATATCTTGTTGTTTCCCACCCATATCTCTGCTTTGAATGCCCTCGGGTCCGGATAGTAGAACCAGACGTCGCCGATCTCATACTTTGCACCTTGGTCTTCCTTTACGATCTTTGTACCGTCATCCGACCTGATGTACACGTATATCCTGCTGATCTGGGCGTCTGAATGCGCCGTATATGAGAATCTGTCAAAGCCCCAGAAGAAGCTCCTTCTGACGTCAGCCAGGTGCAGGCGGTTGTTGTAGGCCTTGATCACCTGCGGCCTCATGTAGGAGCGGGAGAAGAAGTCGTCGTTTTGCAGCGTCTGGTTGTTGACCAGGTTCTTCAGCACGCCACGGTCTATCTTGTCCGTGGCGTCCTGGAAAGCATAAGAACAGCTCTCGATCTCGTCGAAGTCCAGCTCGATGATCTTATAGAATATCGACTTTTCCAGCAGCCTGTGCGTCATCTCGCCCTCACTTAATAGAGACGGCTTGTAGAAAGTCTGCCAGGTCAGCGAGTTTCTGCCATCGAATGCAGGCATACTGGCCAGTACGTCATATTGCGGCATACATGCGTCCACCGTTCCAAGCAGCGCGGTGTTGTTAGACCTGACACAGTTGTTGATAATGGTCCAACCACCGTTCACATCGAAGCTCTTCACCTCCTCGGACACAAAGATGTCCACACCGCTGATGATGTCCTCCCAGTCCGTGAGATCCTGCGCCCCGTAGTCCGTTTTATAATACAGCCTTGCACAGTATGGACGGTATGCGGTTACTGGATAACCGCCTGCGTCACCGTCTATAACCTTCGGGCCGTCCGTCTCGCGGTCATATGCAAAGATATGCCAGTTATTCATAACCGTCGGCAGGAGAAGGAAAGGATTCGATATGTTGACGTGCCTGCCGTCGTAGAGCCTCACGGCGGATCTCGCCCAGAACGGGAAGGCAAAGCGCTTCTTTTCCTTCACCCAGTCCAGCTGTGCAGACACAATGCCGGCAAGGGCCTCCTTTCCGGTTTCGTAGCCACTGTCCCATTTCATGTCACCTTCCGCTTCTTCGCTACCCCATACATTGCCGGCATATTCATCTGTGACAGGAAAAGGATCGGTTTCTGTTATTTCAAGCAATATTTCACCGTGCATGCCTGGCACACGTCCGTACTTGTCTGGGTTGGCGTCATCGCCCTGAAGGTAGCCGAAGTCGCCGAGGCTGAACTTCACCCTGATGTCAGGAACCTGGCTGCCAAGGTCCTTGTAGGTGGCGTCCTTCCAGAGGAAGAATCCCATGCTTGCGTTACCTCCCGAAGATACGATCAGCGTGTTTCCTATAGACTGGATCTGGAGCGTATTCACGTCGACGATCATCATGTAAGTAAAGTCGGCAGCCACATCACTGCTTGGGTTGAGCGTCCAGTACAGGGGTTTTCTGGCTGTCTCTGCGGTTTTCCACACGATGTAGCGCGTCGTGCCGTTGAAGCTGTGGATATATACCAGCGTGTAGTCGCTGTTGATCGTCTGCTTCTCCCTGGGCTGCACCATCGTCTTCAGTTCCTCATGGTCGGTGGTCAGGTTGATGCACTCAGCCAGATCCCCATCCTTGCAGAGGAAGTCGCTCGGTGTCAGCGTGATCCCGGCCTGGTAGGTGATTCTCTTCTCCTCTTTCATTGGTGATAATGTTTGTTGGCGGCAAAGGTAATGAATAAAAAGATACGAAATTGTTAATAATCAATAAAAGTAAGGCAAACAAAAAGCGGCCCCTGCCTCACGACAGGAACCGCCCGATAGGAAACCATCATCGACGGCATCGGTGAGCCTTGACATTATTATATATACGCGCGCGAAAGAAAAACACGATAATTCTTGCTAATTTGAAAAGAATTAGCTAACTTTGCAGGCGTAACTGCAAAATAACATTCTTATGAAGAAATTACTACTATTATTTGCTGTATGCACATTGTCATTTGCCTGTATGGCTCAGCCGTCTGACGTAAAGAGGGTTATAAACAAATTCGACGCTCCATATCTCAGGAAAGCATCATCATTCAGGATTCCTACGGATTTTTGGAACACAATCATTGCTAACGACAAGAATGTAACGAAATACAATAATGCCGTTAAGAAGAACGACAAGACGCTTAATGCGGCTTATAACGCTTTGGTGGCGTATGACAACCAAACACAGACCTATGAATATATAACAACCGAATACAATGACATCGTTGAACGTCTGGTATATGATCTCGGCATTGGTGAACTCACATACAAGAAGCCTGTCAAGGTTATTATGGATGAGTCTGTCAACGCCAATATGGACTACACTGGACAGATGAGAGTAAACAAAGGCTGTTTTACCAACCTGACATATGAAGAGCTGCTTGCTGTCTGTGCGCATGAGATGGCTCATTACGCCTGTGCACATGTGATAACAAGTGTATGGAAAGTTGCCAAGAAGCACAAGGCGAACAGGGCTTGGGCCAATTTCGGGACAGCCCTTACGGTAGGCATGATGGCCGGTTCGTCCATGTACGCCGGTTCAAACGGAGTGGATGTTTCACATTTGAATAATCTCATTGCACATTCAGACATCCTGCTTGGTGTAGCATACGCCGACGCCGATCACGCAACAGTCAGATACAGCTATCGTTATAGCAGGGATGAAGAGTCTGAGGCTGATATCATAGCGTACCGCTTTATGGAGTATATGGGATATGGCGGTGAGCATATGCTGTCTTTGCTTAGGAAATTCGTTGAAATATACGGCGACGCACCTACAGGTAAGTATGACGATCATCCGTCCAATGTTTTCAGGTGTCAGGTAATATCGGCCATGATAAGCGGCTTTCACGGGAAATAAAAGAGGAGGCTCCTGCAAGCCTCCCGAAATCAGCGATGTCCGCTTATTTCTACCTCTTCACTAAGAAAGTGAAGCATTTCGCTTTCTTGGGAAAGTATATCTTCCCGTTTCGACGAATATAGCGGCAGAAGATGCGCTTCATGCCGGTTTCTGGCAAACTGGTACTCATAAAAACACCTCCTTTCCGCATCTGCAAGCCAGTGTTTCCCACTGGCAGGAGCGTTGCGCTTGGTCGGAGCGCAACTAAAAACCCGGGGCTACAGGACCCCGGGCTTGTCTTTTTCCTTACGGAAGAGGACGGTGGCGATGACCGGTCGCCGAAAGGAGAGTGTAATCACTCGTACCAATTTGCGCTGCAAAGATAGGAAAAATCCCCTTTGCCTCCAAGTTTTTTGACTGCTTTTCTTTATTTACAAGTTAAATTTTTCCCGATTTTTGACAAATATGAACAATTTCCGAATAAATTCCGATTAAAACAGATAAAAATATCGCTAAAAACTTGTGAGTTTCAGAAATTTGTCGTATCTTTGCAGCGTCCAAAATTTATTGAAACCAACGCACTGATGAAGAATTCGGATGTGCTGCGCGTGATGCGTGGCTTTTTTCGTTTAAGTTCTTTATCATAATGAATGTAGTAACAATATTTATATTGTATAACATTCCGTGCAGTAGTGTGAGGTAGTAGCGCAATACCCTCAAAGGCCTTGCCGCGTTGGTTCAGCCTTGGACAACACTGATGCGCGGTTTTTCATTTTGTCCAAAATGAATACAACGAAACAAAACGGCAGCGCTCAGCCATCACTGTTCTCTCAGGTAGAGATGAGTGAAAAGAGCAATCAAATCGGCAGCGCACCTGTTGCCAAGTTATCAACTTACATGAAGACCCGCGAGGCTCTTTGGCGGCTTATTGCCACTTATCCGAAGTGCATGCCCGTGGAGGATGCGATCCGTCGCGCCCGAATCGACTTCACCAAGCCCGGCGCTCGGGCTTTGCCCGCTTGCTGCCAAATGGACGCAAGAAAGGAGGTGGCATCATGAAGAAGGTAAAGGCTAACGAAGAAGACCGCCAGTTCATTGTCGGCCTTCTCAGGCAAACGCGCGAGGATTTCCGTCGCACGTTCAACGAGCTTGCCAAGTCTGGCACCAAGAAAGACAAGCGCAAGTTTGCCTCCTACTGGTGCAACCTGGCAGAGTTGGCTTACAAGCAGCCGGAACCCGAAGAGAAGAAAGGAGGCACACTATGAGCAGGATCATCCGCACACAGTTGCAACTGAATGGTGAAAGTGAGCCTCAGCAGCACTATGCACTTGTATTTGACGATGCGACAGGGCTACACACGTTTATGACCTACCGACATGCCCTTACGTCGGCAGCCAAAGGATTGGCTTCTATGGGTGATGACATATGGAATGATGAGATCTTTCAGCTTATCCAGCTTTCAGAGTTTATCAGTTCTGCCCTTGACATGGAACTCTACTGGAAGAAAGGAGGTCAGGATGGCTAAGATTGTACCCTTGTACTCTCCCAAAGAGACGTACATGAATTGTATCGCGCGCGCGAACCATAATATATTAAAAAGAGTAATAAGTGAAATCCAAAATCAGACCGACAATGAACAACAATAATATTACAACAATCACCGATCAGCAGACAATCACCTCAATGGAGATTGCAGAGATCACAGGCAAGCAGCATTACGATGTAATGAAAGCCATAAGAAAGATGGAGCCTTCATGGGAAAAAGTAGCAGAAGGAAAATTTTCCTTGTGCTATTACATTGATCCAAACAACCGAGAAAGACCAATGTATAAACTCACCAAGACCGAATGCCTCTTTGTCGCCACCAAGTTTAACGACGAGGCCCGTGCCAAGCTCGTACTCCGCTGGGAGCAGCTGGAGAAGGAGCGTCTGGCGCAAAACGATCTGCGTTCAACACAAAAAGGTGATAGTTCATCTTTCAATGTTCAATCTTCAACTTTCAATAACTCCAGCGTCCCCGTTGATCCCCGGAACATGAGTCGCCTGCAGATCCTTCAGCTGGCACTTGCAGCGGAGGAAGAGAAAGAGCGGCTGCGTGCAGAGAAGGAGGAACTGGAGGCAGACAAGTACGGCCTGATGATCGACCTCGGCCAGAAGGAGCAGGAGATCACCCAGCTGCAGGAGCGCACCCGCTACCTCGACGTGATCGACTGCCAGCGCGACACGGTGATCGTCTCTCAGATAGCCCAGGACTACGGCATGAGTGCCGTGGCGTTCAACGACCTCCTGAAGGGCCTGCGGGTGCAGCGCAAGATGGGAGAGCAGTGGATCCTCTATGCCGACTATCTCAACAAGGGCTATGTGGCCAACCGCATGATCCCCATCCACCATGCCGGAGGCAAGGACACCTACAAGCCGATGACCGTCTGGACGCAGACCGGGCGCCGCTTCCTCTATGACAAACTGAAAAAGCACGGCGTCCTGCCCCTCGTAGAGCGCAACATGCCTGCCGTTAGTGGTTAAATCCGATTAAATATGATAAAAAAATCGGCAAAATCCTTGCACGATTCATAAAATTTCCCTACCTTTGCAGCGCAAAAAGGAAAATACTGCGCCACAAGGCGTGATTTAAACAGAGCTTTAAGCCCGATTTATACTGGTCTGTCAGAAATGGCAGACTTCTTTTTTGAGATTAAACAAAACGATATTGGTATGAGTAAGAAAGTTGTTATTCTAATTGACGGACAGAATCTGTACTACAGCATTCACGAGATGGGAATCATTGAGAAAGACGTGGACTGGACAAAGCTGTTTACGGGTTTTGCAGACACGGACGACGAACTGGTACGTACATATTGGTTTCGTCCAGCCAAGATCCTTGATACCTTCTTTACGGAGGAAAAGATCACAAGGGCGATTGTCAACAAGAAGCACCGCGTACACCTTGAGCACTATAAGAGTGGCGACATGTCCTCAGTCCCGGAAAGTGTGCAGTCACAGGTGAATAGGGAGAAGGATGAGGCCATGAACTGGATCAAGAAGCAGAAACAGAAGTTTTCCGACCTTGAATATGCATACGACCAGCTTTGCCTGGCCCATGACGATATAGAGATTGTGAAGACTGGCGTAGTGAAGATTGACCCGTTCAAGCAGGCATACCTTGGCGAGAAAGGCGTTGACATATCCCTTGCGGTGAAGATGATATCCCTCAGCGTACAGAAGAAGTGTGACAAGATCATACTTGTCAGCGGCGACTACGACTATTCGGAGGCCGTTAAGTTTGTCAAGGACAATATGACAAAGATCAGCGTTGTGAAGTTCCACAAGGGCTACCCGCCAAGAAACAGGAGCATGTCGCGCGACCTGAGCATTCTTGCAGACAAAGTTATCGACGTCTACGAGTCTGATCTCAAGTCTGTATACAAGAAATAGGCAGTCATAGTATCTCTTTAACATTTTTTGGAGCATGCAAATCCGGGATTTGAAGCACGCAAATCGCCGATTTGCATGCTTCAAATTTCAGACGGGAGGGTCACTTGCTTTCAGCCTCAGCCCTTAGAAGCAATTCCAAAGCCTCTTTTCGCCACTTGCGTATATTATTCATGATATCCTCATAAGTCTCTTTATCGTCAGTGGTTTCGAGCTGTTTCTTGCCCTCATACAACAGTTTGGGATTGTTTTCGGGATTCTTATGTTTACCTGGCCTTCCGTTCTCTGAGTCATACTTTCCGTCACGGATCCAGTCAAGGCGTTTTTTGACTTCACCTTTAGCGTCATCGATGCGTTTTTTCCAGTCCTTGTTAGCCTTAACAAATTCCTGCTCATCAATAGCACTCTTGCGCGAAGCCTCTTCATACTTCTCCTTGTAAGCCTTTTCAATATCCTTGTATTTTGCGGCCAGCGTCTCGTCTTCTACAATATCTTCGTACAACATACGCTGCTGGTAAATTTTCTGATAGACTTCATCATCTTTCGGCTTTTTAGAATCTTGTCCAGGAGTCAGGCCAAGCCTCTGTGCAATGAGCTTGGCATACTTGCGCTTTTCTTCAGGGCTTTCAGAACGGGCTACGTTATGCATCAGCTCCTGATCAGTAAGGCGCTGCATACGTTCCTCAACAGCCTTGTCAAACTGCTTCTGTATTTTCTCGATCTTTGCAACCCTGCCCTCTTCACCTCGTAGCCATCCCATGATAGGCGCATCCTTCCAATGTTTGTAGTTGGCGTAACGCTTTGCCATCTCGCCGTAAGGCAGTTTCTTGGCATCCTCGGCACTCATACCAAGCTCGTCAATGTATTTGTTGCGCCATGAACTTGTAGGCGCATTCAGAACTCGCATGATAAACAGGGCAATCTCCTTGGAATTAGACAGGTCGTCATTACCTTTGGCAGTGTCAGTGAACGGCATCCATGAAGGGTTGCCATAATCCATCACAGCATTCCACATATCTGTGAATGTCTGCGGGTTCACGCCTACGGCACTCTGTATACAGATATTGAAGACATCCTGGGCAGCGGCAAACTTGTCGTAGCCCATCTTATTGATCATGCTTTGAATGTCGGCCATCAATGGCAGCGGGTTCACCTCGTAGTCGCCTCCCTGCTTCAGAGCTGCATCGATGCCGGCTCCCCACCCTTCGTTTCTGACAGCCCGTCGCGTTTCCTCGCTGGCTAAGGTCCTTCCGATCAGATCACTCCAGATATTTCCTGCAGCAAAGCCTTCTGTAGGCCCTGCGATCAGTCCTTTCAGGAGTGCATCGGTCATCATCTCCTTCTTGGTGTTACCGTCATCACCCAGCAGCAAGTATGGCAGCGAGGCGCCCAGATTCCATGCTACAGTCACGCCAAACATCATATTCAGCATACGGGCCACGTCGCGGCGTCCCTCGCGGGCATACTCCATTTCTGCCGCTTTCTTTGCCTGATCATCATCGAGGCCGAACTGTTCCTGAATCTGACGTGTCATGAACTTGATGGAGTCTTCCTTATAGCCCTTCTGTGTGCGCTTCTTAAGGTTACGGTAGGCGTCGTACCACTGCCGGGTGTACGACATAGATGAGTTACGGAACACGCTCAGCATATTGGCGGCTACGGTACGGTCTTTCTGGATAGCGCTGGTAAACGCTCCCTCGCTTGACTGCTGCGTCAGGTTGTAGCCGATCTCGGCATCCTGAAGTGCGCGCTTGCGGGCTACCTCGTCGCTGGCGCCGATCTTTTTATACTTCCTGTATCGGCTCTCATAGATGGATCGTGCGCCCACGGCACAGGTAATCCCGTCAACGAGGGCGTTGGGACTCATGCCGAGGCGCGTTGCCATCTGCACGACATTGGTCTTCCACATCTTCCAGTCCGTAGGATCGTCCATCAGCCGGGTGTCGCCCGCCTGGCGGCTCTTCCAGCGTTTCTGGAACACGGGCATATTCTCCATGGCCCACTTCCACGATCCGTAGGGATTGACGGAGTTCTTAACAAAGTCATCCAGCCTCACGTCATGGAGGAAGGCTGGAGCGGACAGGATCTGCTTGAATGCCGTATAGGCACGGAAATTGATCTTTGCAGCCGTCACACCCTTGGCGATATTTGAGATAGCCTTGTCAACATGGCCCGACTTGGCGCTGGAGTCATAAGTGCCGGCGGCCATCTTTGCCGTGTCCTTGAAGGCATTCCACAAGGCGTCACCGCTTCCATAGACGGTATCCATGTTCTTCACCTTGTTTCGGAAGGTGGTATAGCTCAGCAGCGTGTTGATATCCTTGTTCCACTCAGACTGCGCCGCCCAGTGCTCCATGTCCTCAACATGCTCAATGGCCAGGCTCAGGGCGTCGGTATGCAGTATATCCAGCGGCAAAGCATTCTTACGGCGCTTGATGATGTTGCCGGTGATCGTAGATGGCAGCGTCTCGCTGTCAGGCACATTCACATCCTGCTCCTGGTAACGGGCATCGCCCAGCACCTTCAGCGGGAAATAGTGGTCAATGGCAGCCATCGGGGCACCAAACATCCGCTCATGCACCTTGTTGTATTCAATACGCTTCTTCACAAGGTATTCATCCTGGAGCCAGTCGCCCAGCTGCACCAGGCGAGGATCGAGGAAATCCTTGATCTTATCTACAGTCTCCTCGTCAATGCCAATCTTGCGGAGCTTCATCCGTCCGTCGGTCATCTTGTCGGCCATATAGATATACAGGAGATTACCCTGATTCATCGTGAATGTCCTGGAGTTCTCGCCATCCAGCACCTCAACCTCCAATGTTGGCAGGCTCCTGGCGATGTCGTAGAGGTCGCTCCACCGCTTCACCTTGCTGCCGAATACCTCACGGGCCTTGGCATCCAGTTCCTCTTTGGCCTTCTGCTCATTGAGAAATGCCTTGTCGGTTGCGTCCATCCAGTTACGCATAAAGTAGTCATAGAGATAACCCTCACCATTGGCGTTGCGGCTTCCAAACTGGCGTAGCATCTGTTCGAAGGTTCCAAGCGGCTGCAGGAAGAAGTTGGCTGGTTTGCCCTTTGTCTTCTCGCGCAGGGCGTCGGCTGGCTTCCCGGCCAGGTCAAAGTTGGCGATCTGCTGGATATGCTTCACCCGCTCCTTCTCACGCTCCACGAACTCCTTGGCTCCCTGCATACTCTCAGAGATGTTGCCCTGAAGGCGTCCGATGATATCGCCGAACATGCCGATACGCTCGATCTTGTTCTCCATCATTGCCTGGTCAAGGCTTTCCAACAGTTGCTGCTGATCCTTATACGAGCGTCCGCTGGTCTTATAGTCACTGACGGCCTCCTTGTATTCACGGTCAAGGTCTGCATACTCGTCGCGGCTGGCCTCAATGTTCTCCTGATACTGCAAGGCTATCTGGAGTCCCTCGAATTCCTGTTCCCACATCGGGGCCTCCTCGTCGTTTCGTGCCATCTTCTCGGCCACCTTGCTGATCTCCTCACGCAGCTTGTCGGCATCCATCCTGCCCTCACGCGCCTTGCGGAATGCCTGGATCATACGCTGGCCCTTTAGTTCCAGCTTGCCCTGCTTCTCAACGCCCTGTGCTGTCTTGCTCAGTTCCTTGGTGGATGAGAGCTTCTGCACCTGCTGGTCGAGGTTGCGGAGATGGTTGTCGATCAGGATGTTCATGATATTGTCAACCGACTGGCGTATGTCCTTTGCGCCGGTAGCATTCTTTACACTGGAAAGCATGCGCTCCATCTCGCCACGGCCCAGGTTATCGCCGAAGCCCTGTCTCATGAAGTCCTGGGCAAAGTCGGTCACTGCCTTCACCGTCGCCTTGTCGTAGGCTTTCTGCTGGCTCATGGCATGGCGTATCTGCTGGAACTCTGCGGCTATCCGGCGCATCCTGGCACTGGGGCTGTCAGGATAGCGTCTCTCGTTCTCTCGTGCTGCCTCCAGTATATCTTTATCTTCACGCTTCTGGTGGTAGTCCTCCAGTTTCGGGGCTGTCTGCCAGAGTGCCTTCTCCCTGTTGTGGGCGACAAGGCGCTTTGCAAAGTCGAGGGCACTCTCGCCCTGTCGGAACTTCGGTTTTTCTCCTGGTCCCGTGGCCTCAGCGGGCAGGGCGTTGCGCTCCTTCCACTTCCGCATATCCTTGTCCCACTTGTTCCAGTACTGGCGTTCCTCTGGTGTCATCTCCGGCTCAGGGCTGCCCGTGCGCTGAAATTTTGGCCCTCCGGATGCATTTTCTTGCGAATTTTCTTGGTTCGTATTGATTTTTTTAGTATCTTTGCCCTCAGAAGATGAAGTTTGCGCCTCAGCGTTAATCGGCTCCCCGCCGTTTTCATCGGGAGTCTGGGGCTTAGAGGCATCGGCAGCGGCATCTGATTGGTCTGGTTCGCGCAGATCAGCAATCACATCTTCATAATCCTTCCACTTGTTCTTTCGGTAGTATCCGGCAGTTTCCACGTTGTAATAGTCGCCAGTCTTGCTTGGCATCAGCTTGATGATAGCGGCCCTGTCTGTATTGTCCTGTTCTACGACTACAAACATACCACGGCCTCTTGCCCTGCGAAGTACAGGGGCATTACTGAATATGTCATCAAGGAATGCAAGCACATCCTTTTCACTGCCGATTTCCTTGCGGTGTTCATTTAGGATGTGTTTCATATTCCGCCCTGTCAGCCTGATTGGCGCTGCCTGTCTTCGTGCCCTGGCAAACAGGTTAGGAAGAGTCCACAAGTCTACGGATCCGTCCTTCTCATAGAAACTGTTGCCCTCGGCGTCTTTTTCTGTTTCTGAAAGTTGGTAGCGGTCTGTCTTCTTCTGGAACCTGATATCGTCCCGGCCTGTGACGGCATCCATGGTGGCAGCCGTACGGTTGGCATTCTTCTGTTCTTCCGTGCCCGTATTATCATAGGTGCGAACGTCAAGGCCAGCCTTCTTCAGGGCCTCAATGACCTCCGGCGAAGTCTTCTCAGGCACGACGGCCACGGCAAACTCCTCCAGTCCAACGGGACGCTTAAACTTTGTCTCGAAATACTTCACTGGCAGGCTTCCGGCCTTCTCGATGAAGTTCATGATCTGGGATGCCAGCTCGCTGTCCCTGGCAATGTCGTAGCCGTATTCCTTATTCAAATGGCCGATGGGATCGCGCTTGGCGATGGCCTCCTGCAGCCGTGCTTCCGCATAGTCAATGTTCATGTATCGGTTGTCGGAGATCTTCTGCATGTCTGATATCTGACTGATAATGTCAAACAGCTCGTCCGACATTTCCTTCTGAGTACTGTCATAAGCCTCCTTGCCCTGCAGCAGGTGTTTGGCCTTGCGGATGTCAGAAAGCGACTTCATGCGCTTCAGCAATGAAGAACGGGTAGCATTCAGGCCATTCTGGTCGTAGGCGTTGGTGTCTGACTCCTTATTCATCAGGCGGCTGGCGTTCTGGACGGTGTTGGCCACATAGCGCTTGTTGCCGTCCGGCGTCCATCCGGCAAACAGCTGCTCCTTGATGTCGCCGTCGTCGAAGAGCTGTTCCTTCCACTGCTCGTACTCCTCGGCCAGTCCTTCCTTGGCCACACGGTAGTTAGCCTCGTTGTCGGTCATATACCAGTCTGGTTTCGGCTCCTTACGCTTCTTCTCGTCTCGCCAGTTCTCATAGACATAGGTGTCGGCAGGCGCAAAGTACAGGTTGCCGTCCTTATCCACAAGGCTGTTAAGCTTGCGTTCAAGTGCAATCTTGATGTAGGCCTCACGCTTTGCCTCATCCTTGATATGCTTGGCATTCTCCCGCAGATCCCTTTCGTAGTCCCTGGTCATCAGGTCCAGCAGGGCATTGTCCTGCTCCTTGGTGCGGCCATGGGAGGGGAGTGTGACGGTTCCCTCACCGAAGATTTTCTGGATCTCCTCAAACTCTTCATGAGTATGGGAAGTGCGCTCGGGCTTGATTTCGGGATCCAGGCCCTTCTGCTTCAGGAAGAGCCAGTGCAGGCGGTCGCCGTTACCCTCTATGTAGTCGTAGATCACGCCTCCAAGGTGGCGCTCCGTCTCGCTGTCGCCTCCTGAGAACTCCTTGGCAATGGCCATACGGTGCTTGTCACCCTGCTTTGTCAGTACCCTGCTGACGCTTGGATACGTCGGCGACCATGCGTCGCCTGCATAGGTGCCAGCATTGCGTCCGGTCATCGCATCTATCAGCGTTGACCTCGGTATCAAGGAGATCTCGCCATAGTCGGTGTGTATGCCTATGTCGGTATTGACGACGGCCAGCGACGGATTAGCCAGACCGCCCTGCTTGATGGCCTTCTTCAGCTTCTCTTCAGAAATATTGTGTACACCCATCAGGGTACGTCTCTCTTGCTGGCCCTTGACAGTGTTGTCAGCCCCCTTCATACGCTCACGGGGATTAACGTCGTTGAGCATGTCGGCCATGATACGGTCAGCTATCTGATTGGCGTTGGTGTACTTCCATCCCATCATCTTTGCAATGCCCTCCCAGAAGCGGTTGAGGATATTCTTCAGGCGCTGCATGGCTGTGACGGCCTCAGCCTTGCCGAATACGCCACCGTTCTCGGCTGCTATCTCGTCGGCAATCTCACGGAGGCGTTCTGAACCCCGCTTGCCTGAGAATTGGGTAATGATCTCTTCTACGAAGTCATCCTCCCTACCCTCCTTGGCAAGCTCAGGATAGTCGGCCTTTACTTTGTCGATGATCGGCTGCACCAGCTTGTCAGTCAGCATCACCTGTTTGATATTGCCCCATTCCTCGGGAGCAGTCTGGCGCTTCATCTCTGCCCACAGGTGACCGTACTCATGGACAGGTGTCTCGGACGTGGCAATACGCGGATCAATATAGATTTTTCCCTGGTAGGTGTAGCCATAAGCCTGACCGTTGGCTGTCCTGAAGAAGTTTGGTTGGTCAGATTTCTGGGCCTTGATATCACCTTCGGTATCCTCACCTACAGAGAAGCGACTGTTATAGTCATCAAGGATCTTCTGGCCTAACTGCCAGTCGTCACTCACCTCGATACCCCTGCTACGGAGATGTTCCACCACGGCGTCACGGATGGCACGGTCTTGTTCCGACGGTGTAGCAACCTTTGACTCTGGCTCTTTAGCCTCGGACTCTGCCCTCTGTAAGGCATTCTTAATGATTGAATGCTCTGAAAACTCCTTAATCTTGCGGTCTGATGAATCCAGCCACTTGTCGAAGGTGTCCTTGTCAACACCGGTAATCCTTCCAAGTCCCTGCCAGCCATCCTCATAGTTGGAAAGGTAGGCATCGCGGGCCTCTGCCTCCGAGTCAAATCCAAACAGGATTTTATGCTCGTCCAGCTTGCCCGTCTTGGGATCCACCTGGTCAACGACATAGACCGTACCATTCCAGTTGTCGAGATCCTGGGCATCATTGATGAACATATCCAGATGGTCTCCGTCCTTACCACGTTTGCCGAGGATATAGCCGTAGGTGTTGTGCATCTTCTGCTCCCAGGCCTTTCCGTCGGCATCCTTTCCGCGACGCATGCTTCCCTCCGGGTTTTCCACCACAAAGTCGTATCCACCGAAAGAGACATGACCCTTCTTATAGTTACCAGCCTCCTTTTGCGCTTCTGTAGGCTCTGTGTTCGTCTGCTGTTTGGCACGTTCCAGCCGTCCGGCAAAACTCTTCTCGTCTGGAGACACCTTCTGATAGCGCATGCCGCTGTCTATCCATTCCTGTTCTTCCCGGCGCATAGCCTCTTCTGCAAGCCGCATACGGTTATAAAGGATGCTGTTTGGAATATCAGTGGGCTTCTCAGCATTTGTCAGGATGTCAAGCAGAATGTTACGGATGTCCTGATCCGTATATTGTTCCTTTAGACCTTCCGGCAACTGTTCATGGAGCGACTCTGAAAACTTTGCAAGACTTACACCTTGTCCCTTTGCAGCCAGCCACGGATTGAACCCCTTCGTGTCACCCCCGAATCCCCTGCTGCCAAAACCTGTCTCGTCCCGAAGACCTATGACACGGGCGTCACCCTCTCCGTAACTGTCCCAGGCAATGGATCCTTCACCGGGCTTTGGTACATCACCGAGAAAACTGGTAATGTACTCCTCCACCGACTGCGGCTCCATGGACTCGTCGCTGAGTGCAAGCACTGCATCGTCATTGCCCTGGTATATCTTCCTGAGCCTGCGGATCTTTTCCTCACGCGTTCCGTATCCTAACGTGCGCTCTGCAGAGCTGACGCGCTCACGCTGACTGAGTGCGATAAGGTCTTCAAAATGGTCTTTACGATATTCGTCGTAAAGGTTTTCAAAGGCCTCCTTGTCTCCTGATTCGTATGTTTTCCACAGTCTGTCGATCTCGCCATCACTGAACACGCTGATGACGTTAGCGGCTCCGGGCTTGTTTCTCATGACTTCACGGAGATGTTCCTCGCTGTTGAGGTTTTTCTTCCATGTGCCGTTATCGATGGCCTCTCCTACCTTAACGGCTGCATAGCGCTCCTCACGCGCCTCGCCTACGGGATTGCCCTGGGCGTCGTAGTCCTGACGCGTAACGACGGCATCGCCGTTATGGTCTATGCGCTGCAGGGTAAGTTCTGACCGTACACCGGAGCTGCTGGTAAAGGTGAATGTTTTGCCGGTATTGGCCTCAGCGGTCTTAAAAAGCTTCTTCTTCTGTTTCTGGTCTATGACTGGCTGGCCTTCTCCGCCTGCTCCAGACGGTCCATCAGCTGGGGCCGCTGGCTCAGTGCCATGGCCAGGCGCTCCCTGTTCTCCCTCAGCCGGACGTCCTCCGGATGATCCTTGAACTGCTCCGTCTGCGGCGGGTACCAGTCCACCTCGTCCGCTCCCACCTGTTCCCCTGGGAACACCTGGTCGAAGATCTGGCACATCTTGTGGAAATATGCCCTGTGCAATTCTGGAAACTCTTTGCTCAGTCTCCACTCGGAGATCGGGGATTCGTCGTGTAACATTACGTAGTCCTCGTCCGATAGAGGCAATTTGATCCTCTGTAAATCTTCCTTCGTTAATGCCATTTTCAAATATATCTAATAGTTCGTTTAACTTCGAGTCGTTCAGCGTGTAGTCCCATCCCTCTGCCTCTTCCGGCGTCACGCGGCCACCATCCGGGCGTTCTGACGCCTTGTTGCCGCTGTTGTCAAAGGCAATGATCTCCACATCGGGATAGGCTTGCCTCAGCTGTGATATCTTTCCGCTGTTCTCGAGGAAGGCGCCGTTGACAAAGTAGTCAAGCGACATGAACCTGCCTGTCCTGAGTCCTCGCTCTACACTGTTGGAGAAGGAGGTTGTGGCGTCGTTATAGACTGCTATTACCTGTATATCCTTCATTCCGGCAGCCTTTGCAGCCTCAATGGCCTCGTTGAGCTTCTTGAACTTGTTGAATGCGGAATCATAGACTACTCCGCGTCCGCTGAGGTCCATCTGTCTCGTCGCCGTACTCTTTCCGGCGCCTGTCAGCAGTGTTATGCTTGTGTTGCCGTTAGCAACGGCTTCGCTAAGCATTCTTTCGTAAATGGCGGCTACCACCCGCCCCTCTTGTTCTCTGTATTCCGTAACGTTTTTGCCATTGTAACCAATACCGGCAAAAGCATTTCTAATCTCATCGGGGTCGAGCAGATTGCCATGAGTACGTATGTAAGAATCTACAATCTCGTCGATGTGTTCGTCAACCCATCTCTGCTGACCTTCAGGATCTGTTGCAAAGTTACGAATTTCTTTTGGATTTACCAAATTATTCCATGACTTTTTTGCCTTTTCGGTCTTTATTTTGTCAGAAATGCCTTTCCAGTAGTCCAATTTCTTGTGCAGATCGGATATTTCAGTCTCATAGGCATCAATATCGTTCATGTCAGTGACCTTTGACATGTCTTTCTTAGACAGTTCGCTGATCTGCCTGGAGATGTTGTCAACCATCTGGCCAACCATCTTCTCTGCCTTGTCCTCACCCCGCTTCTCAATAAGGTCAGAAAGGGTGTCTTCGGGCTTTGCCTGCTCATAGAGCTTTTTGCCAGACTCGTCAACTGGAATGCTGGACGAAGTGGATTGCGGATGCTCCGGGCGTTCTGGTGAGGGAACCGCTTCAACCCTTGTTCCCTCACCTTCGTCTTCACGTCGCATATTCTCAGCCTGGCCATCAGAAGCGGGTTGTTCAACCTCTGGCACTCTTAACACAGTATCTATAGGCGTTTCTTCTGTTGAAGGCATGTCTGCCGCATCGATCTCGTCGCTCTTGGCCTTGCGGTACTCGTCGATATCAAGCGGCTGCGGCTCTCCAACAGGGTTTCCTTCTTCGTTAAGTCCTATCTTCAGCCATACCACGTTACCAGTCCCGTCAGGCTCACCGGCAACCATATACAGCTTGCCGTCGGAACCCGTAAAGGTCTCACCCATCTCCTGGGGAGTCTCTGGCGTATCTGGATGCAGCTCTATGGAGTCGTCTGCCTGCTTCACCAGCTGGCCGCGAAGGCCTTCCATGCTTTCGTTGGCATCAATCAGGCGTTTCGGATCCAAAATGGCTGTCACGGTAAGGTTCTGCGGGTTCATTACCTCTATCTCGCCCGTGTTCCTGTCGCGGAGGATCACGACACCGCTTCCGTCGGATGAGACGATCTTGCCGTCTGGCATTATCTGTATGTGCCCGGCTGTCACATAGTAGTCCTTGTTGTCGTAGCTGGCCTCTATCAAAGCACCGCTGTCAGGATGGGTGTTTCGCCGGATCTGGGCATTGGCAGCCTCAACCTGCTCGTCGATTTCCTTCAAGGCCTCCTCCATTACTCCGGCGAGTTTGGCCGTAGCGTTATAGTAGTCCCTGGCTGCCTCCAGCTGTTCCTTGGTCACGTCTTTCCTCATGGCCAGTTCTGCCATCTTCTCGTCGGCATAGCCTGCGGCACCGGTCACCTCTTTGGCAAAGTCCTGGCCGAGCATCGCCAGCCTCTCCTCCTGAATCTGTACGTCTGCTTGGGCAAAGTGGCGCTCCATGGAATCCACCTTTCGCCCGTCCTCGTAATTGCGCTTGGGATTGTACTCATCCTTTGGGTTAGCGTTGTCGTGGATAGTCTGGTACATCTCCCTAAACACCTCGTCGCTGCCGTCGCGTATGACCATCTGGATATATTCGCGGGCCTCCTCGTCGGTCAGTTCACGGCCTTCATGCTCTTCTTTGAACTTGTTCAGTTTCTCTAGTTCTCGCTGCATGCGGCTCTGTCTCATGCCGTTGGCACGTTCAAGCATTTCTGCGGCCTCCTTCTCACCGGATATCTGATCCCTGACGGCATCGACAATCTTCTGGCGGGTCTCGTCGCTGGCATTGTTCCACATGTTCACGGCATCGTTGCGCTCCATCTGACTCTTGAACTCGTTGCGCCACTTGTCAGCATCCTCGAAGGAGTCAAATTTCATTTCACGGATGCAGTTGCCGTCCTTGTCACGGGTCTTCAGCGTAACGCTGCCATCATCACCCTGTACGATATCGGCCCCGGTCTCGAGTCCTGGCTTATACACGCCACCAAGGACAGCAGCCACCTTCTCCTTCACAGTGGCGGGATATTCGGGATTCTCCATGAAAGCGTTATAGGAGTCTGCCAGATTCCTGCGCATCTCCTCACCTTCCGGAGTCAGTTTCTTCTTACCGTTGACCTCACTGACGGCCTTATCCGGGTGCATGCCGCTCAGGGCCTCCAGCAGCGACTTACCTTCGGCAGAGTCACGGATCAGAGCCTCTTCTTCCTTGGTGAAGTTGACGCCAGTACGCTGTGCCTGGTTACTCCTAAGAGGATGGGCAATCTCGCCAATGGTCTTCACGAGGCCGCCAGGGCTTGACAGTTTCATCACTCCCAGCTTCATCAGGGACTCAACACTACCCTCAAAGGGATTGGTAAAGCCTTCCTCGCCCTGGATCATCTTTGCCAGTTCCTCAGTGGCATACATCGTCTCAGCCTCGGCACCGAAGCCGGCAGCCTTGGCACCAATCTTAGCAAAGCCGCTCAAAGGCTGGGAAAGTGCCTGAGATACACCTCCGGTAAGACCGAAGGCAGCACCGGTGGCCAGGCCTTCGGCTGTGGATCCTGCCAGCTTCAAGGGATCAAACTCGTCGTCGCGCACCTGTCTGGCACCCTCGGACAAAGCGTTGAAGCCACCCATAGTAATACCACTGCTGATGACGTGCTGCATGATATAGTTCTTCATCCTGGCACCTACACTATTCTCCAGTGCAGTGCCAACAATGCTGCGGGCAGCGCCCTCACTGAGACCTTTCGCCATCATGTTCTGGATCTGACGCTCAGCAAACTTCTTAGCCACCTGACCGCCTACCCTTCCCGTCACTCCGAAGAAAGGAGCATCGGCAGCAAAGGTTACACCAATCTTTGAAAGACTGGCAGACGTGCTCGGGCTATAATTGGGGTTACGGCCTTCTTCCGTCATAGCCTCAGCCTGATTCTTATAGGCGCGCTGGCTCTTGGTCTTCAGGAAGGTGTCGGCCACCATGCCGACAATACTGTTGCTAAGACCGTTCACGACATACTCCAGGCCGCTCTTGGGAAGTTCCTTTGAAATCATGGAACTCTCGAAACGGCTGGCGAGATCCGACTGGATCTGCGGCTTGATGATCTTCTCCAGGTACTCGTTGCGGTCTATGCCCATCCTGTCGGCCTCCTTGCCAATCTTCTCAACAAACGAACCGTCCTTATAGACGCTCTCCATCTGCTGTTTCAGATAGTTGAGGATCTTGTCGGGATCCTTGGCCTGATTGGATTCACGGATATTACCGAAGATGCCTGCACCTGCGGCTGTGCCGGTTGGCAGACCGCCCGTAGCGTTGCTATCCTTCCTTCCACCCTCAAACACCTCACTGGCTTTCTTGTCAAACTCGGCAACGGCCTTATCGACGGCTGGCACGACTACGGAGCTGCTGATACGCTCAACACCCTTCTGCAGGTCGTCCTCCCATTCGCCCTGTGTCTTGATGATGTGACTGTTGACATCCTTATTGCCGGTATCCGTGACAGGCTGGCTGCGTCGTTCTTCCTCACGCTCCATCTGCCTGAGCTGCTTGACGGCAAAGTCATTCTGACGATATACTGCGTCGCGTTCTGCGGCGTTCATCTCGGTGTCTGGCTTATACGGTACGCCAAACTGTGATGCTCCGGGATCACCCGTCTCACGTACCTGGCCAGGGGCAGACGGCTTGTAGGCTGCGCTCTTTCCTGTAGCACTGCCCTCTGACCCCCATGGGGTGCCCACCGTCTGACTCTCAGGTGCCTCAACGGTCTTGGGTGCAGAAGAGACGGCAACAGGCTTCGGCTGTTGCTGGGGCTGCTGGGGCGCTTGCTGTGGTGTCTGGCCGACAAAGCCCTTCTTGACATTCGTACCGGAAGGATGCCTTTTCATGAAGTCATCATACGTGGAATGGTCAACCTCCTTCATCTCACCGCCGATCTTCATCCGTCTGACGGTCATATCGCGGTCAAACTGATCGTATTCTGGAAGTTCCCAACCGGCACCCTGAGCGGCCCTGTATATAGCCTGGCGGGTATCCTTGTTATCCATGTTCTGATTGAAATCCTCAAATGTGCCGAGTTCAAATCCGTCGTTTGAAAGGTTCTCGTACATTTTGCGGCGGTTTTCGCTGCCATATATTTTGCCGTCTTCCATACTTAATATAATCTACCCTTTTTATTTTCTCCTTGTATCTGATAGCCGGTTATTACCTTCTTTCCTTTGCTGCTGTCTTTTTTCTTACTGCCGCCTGACTTGTTGGCTCTGGTTACTGCTGCCTGACCTTGCTGGAGATTCTTTGTTGCCCGCGAGTCGTATTCATTACCGCGTTTGTCACGCAGGAAGTTCTCAGTCTCGGTCTTTGCCTCAGTATTCTTTGTCCTGGCATCTGTATTCCTTGCGGATGCCTCAGCCTTAAGCCTGTCATTCTCGGCTTTCAGTCGTGCCATCTCATCCCTTGTGTTGTACCAGCTTTGCTGTGCGTCTGCCAGTTTATCCTTACGCACGTCCTCGTTCATCTGCCTCTGCAGGTTGTAGAGCGAGGTGTTGTACTGGCGTTTGTAGTTGGCTATATTGTCGTAGAACTGGCGCTGCTGCTGGATTTCGTTGTCCACGATCTGCTGGGAATTGTTGAGCGGCTGGGGTGTTGCGCCCCTGGTGGCATAGTAGAGGTTGCCAAGCTGCCGGAGTCCGTCGAAGAGTCCCGTCCAGGCCTGCATCTTCGTCCTGTTCTGCATCAGCCTGCGCTCCTGGGCCTCGCGTTCTGCTGGCGTGGGGCCGAGAATGTCCAATACTGATCCGATGGCGTTGGTCGTGTCAAGGGTCGGGATAACGATGTTACCCGCCGGCTGCTGTTGTGGGACACCGTTCTGCGGCGTCGCCGTCTTACTTCTAAGAAAGTCCTGAAAAAGTCCCATAATTGTCAGCGTTTATTTTTGACCTGTAATGAGATAGCGCATGAAATTCTCGTTATTGAGCAGTCTGCTATAGTTGTTGCCAAGATAGTACTGCATGCCGATTTGCCTCTGGACGTCCGAGGGAAGTGAACTGGTGCCCATCTGCTGCAGAAGTGTCTCCCCGCCAGTCTTTACCGTTGCAGGAGTCGTAGCACCGCCTGCCGGACTGCCTGCGCCCATCATCTCTGCTGATCCCAGTGCCGCAGCGGTCTGTGCCAGCGAGTTCCCCAGGCCTGCCGCAGTCTGCGCTATGTTCTGTCCCTTCTGCTGGTCGAGGGCTATCTCCTGCTGGTTGAGGCCGCGGAGCTGCTGGCGGTAGGATGCGTCCACCTGGTCTTTCTTGTCCTCATGGGCTGCCACGGCGTCGGCGATGATCTCGGCCTGCTTCTGGTTCTGGAGGTCTTTGCCTGCCGCGACGGCTGCCTCGGTGGCTCCTCCTACGACTGCTGCCCCCCGGTCTCGCCGGTACTCTTGGTCTGCCATGTCCTGGAGCTTGCGGATGGTGTTCATGCCGCTGGCCGTGTCTGTCCACGACTCATGCTTCTTCCGCATACGCTCGGCCTCGGTGACGGCCCTCTCTCCTGCCAGCCTTTCCCTGGCTTCCCTGTTGGCCTGTGCTGACTTGGCGCCGCCGTATGCCGTGGATCCCGCCGCGATGGCAGCAGATATAAGTCCTGCAAGGGCTGTGAAGGCGATTTCTTTCTTTGTTGGTGAGCCTGGTGGACATACGCTGCCCAACGGCTGATTAAGGATGTTCCATTTCATAATTGCGCAATTTATGATTTTGGCCTCAAAGTTACGCAGAAATCTCATTGTGTTTTTCATATAATTCAGTTCAAGGCAATAAACCATGATATTTTATCGCCGAAGTGTTAAGAAAGTCGTTAAAATGTTGTATCTTTGCAGCACCATTATTACTCTTCATAGAGAAATGAGAAGCTCAAAAAATGAAGTATGCATCAAGCCCGAGGCGTCGGGCTTTTTTAATGCTGTTTCATATTATATTATCCTGAAAACATAGGCCCGTCGTGATGACGGGCCTATTTGCTTTCCATTTCTTTCTAATTCTTCAAAGACTTGAAAGAATAAGCATGTTCAAACAGTCTTATTTCGTCGGTTTTATATACAATAAGCGTTTTTCACTAAAAATTTGTGCTTATTTGTACATTGAAATACAATAATTCCTAAAAAATATATAGTAAAATGTACAATTTTTGCACAAAATTATATATATCATATACGATGTGTATATAAAAACGCTGTTTTGTATATATATTATTCTGCTTTTCTAAGTTTGACTTCCTTTGCCTTTGCGAACTCTGCCGCTGCCATGATGGCCTTCTCCTCATCGTCGAGCTTCAGGTATTTCTTCAGCATGCGCTCCGAACTGTGTCCGGTGATAACCATGATAGACGATAGTGAGATCTTCCGCTTATAGGCGTTGGTGGCGAATGACCGTCTGGCCGTGTGCGTCTTGATGCACTCGTAGAACTTCTTCTGTGTCGGGATCTCCATCGTACCGTGCAGCTCCTTGATGCCTGCATTCTCACGCCATCCAAGCAGACGCCCAATCACCTTAATGCGCTCATTCAGATCCTGGTCGTAGATGTGAGGCAGCCTGCCGCCATACTTGGCCAGTATCGCCCTGATACGGAGATCAAGGGGAATGTATATCCACTTCCCCGTCTTTTCTTGCTGGAGATAGATATAGTCGTTCTCGTCGCTCAGGGTGCGGAACATGGTGTCGTTGATGCGCTTATAGTCGCTGACGCGCTGCCCGGTCAGGCATCCCACCACAAAGATGTCCTTTGCCTCGTTCAGCAGTTTAGGCGTCCGTCTGGTCAGCTGATCCTTCATAATGGCCCGCTCCTCATCATTGGGTGCCAGCTTCATCAGGCGTCTGATCGTCTTTTCATCCTCAAAGTCCGTCATATACATCTCCTGCACCATCTCGTCTGTCAGATAGACATTCTCCACGTCCTGGGAGTCTGCCACAAAACGGCTGCTCTCAAACTCCGTCGTGGTGGTCAGCTTCATGTCCTTGGCAGCGTATAGGAATATTTTCAGGTTCTTGACGTGACGCCCGATGGTGTTTGGTGAATACGGACGGGGATTGCCCCTCGCGTCCTTCTTCTCGAGGAAGAATCTGCGCCAGTCATCATAGAAGTCCAGCGTCATGTCGTCGAAGTCAAGGATCCTGTGACGGGCTTTCTGGTAGTGTTCCAGCTGCGACAGCGTGCCTTTATAGCTCCTGATAGTGCCATCGGTGATCATCCTGGCACTCCTGCGTTTCAGTCTCTCCCCGCTCTCGCATTGCCGGATGAAGTCGGCGATAAAGTCCATCAGCGTCACGCGCTTCGACTCCTCTTCCTTCCTTGCCAGTTCCTCATGCTGGCGATCCACCTCTTTTATAATATCCTCACGCAGGATCTCGTCGATGGTCACCTTGGCCGTCCCAGCCGTAGCCGTCCCGGCAATGATCATGCTGTCAAGTACGGTCTTCACCGTCCACAGCTTCATGGCGAGTGCATCCCTGATGGCGATGGTGCTGCCGCTCTTCTGGGCTGCCTCAGCATCTTTCAGGACTCTGTCAATATAGTTCCAGTCGTTTTCGGCCAGCGTGATGCCGAGAGCGACGGTCTTGTTCAGGCTGGGTCTTTTGTATAGCCGGGCATACAGGTTGACGGTACCATCGTCCTTGCTGCCCCGTGCGATGATCTGTGTCATAATCGAATGTAGTTGCGTTACGGCTGCAAAGATACGAAATTTTCTTTATTTGTAGCGCATTTGTAGCGCAATTTCTTTACTCCGCTTAATCATTTTTAACTACGTGGAATTAGTAAGCAAATACAAATACGCTGATTATCAACAACTTACAATAATTTTGGATTTCCAAAGCAAATAAAACTGCGCTACAATAAAAGGTGCGCCAGGCACCTCCACAAAAAGTTCGGAAACCTCGATAAACAAAGGGTTTCCGAATTTTATTTTTGTAGCGATTTAGAAATTTGTAGCGCATTTGTAGCGCACAGGCAAAAACAAAAAGAAACGGAAAAGAAAAAGCAGAGCCAACTGACTCTGCCCGGAAAAACGTAACTGCTAAGATACGCGCTGCATGCCTCACGGCAAAACGCTAACCACATTCATTATTGTTTAACTTTAAATCGGCTGCAAAGGTAGGCATTAATCTGATACGGCAATGTTAATAATCCATAAACGGGCACGATTTGACGGATTGGCGTAGCCGTGCCAAAATTATATGAAAGACTCACGCCTATATCTCCGTATCTTTGCAGCAACATTAATAGAATACGATTATGGAGAAATGGTTTGAGTACATTCTGATGACGTTGGGCGGGCTGTTCGGATGGTTCGTGGGCGAGTTCAGGCCTGCGTTTCCGCTTGTCATAATTGCTACGCTGTTTGTGATTTATGATGCCTGGAGCGCCTTCGAGCTTGACAAGCGAGTGCATCGCAGATACCCGGACAAGACCAAGCGGCATGAGGCAAAGTTTGTCAGCTACAAGTTCAAACAGGTCATCCCTACCCTGATTGAGCGTTTTGTCATCATTATCCTGGCCTATTGCGTGCAGCGCTGGATCTTTGTCGATGTCTATGTGCCGCTGAGTTTCATCGCTGCCGGAGTGATCTGCGCGGAACAAGCCCTAAGCATTGCCGAGAATAAGGCGTCGTGCCGCGAGGAAGGCGACAAGCATGCACGCATCTGGAAGTGGCTGGCCCGTATCGTGGTAGATAAGACAGAACGGCATTTCGACATAAACATCAACGAGGCTCACACTATTCTCGACAAAGACGATAACTGAATTATGGAACTAATGAGAACGTCATACAAGGGACTTGCCATGATCAGGCGGTTTGAGGGATGCAGGCTTACTGCCTACAAGCCTGTGCCGACGGAGAAGTATTACACCATCGGCTACGGACACTACGGCGCCGACGTGAAGCAGGGCATGTGCATCACGGAGAAGGAAGCCGAGAAGATGCTGGAGCAAGACGTGCGGAAGATCGAGACGGAACTGAATGCCCTGGGCATCAATTTCAGGCAGGAGCAGTTCGATGCGCTGGTGTCGTGGATCTATAACCTCGGTATCGGCAACTTCAATAAGTCCACCATGAAGAAATATATTCTCAAGGATATGACAGACCTGGGAATCACATCCGAGATGGTAAAGTGGGTGAACTCCGGCGGCAAGCCGTTGTTAGGACTCATGCGCCGTCGCGTGGCCGAGGCCAACATGTGGCTTGGAAGCGACATCTATAGGATCGAAAACAACAAAATCACAAGACAATGACACTTGATGAACTGATAGGGAACTATAACAGGGGCGTTACGGAGCGTGGCGGCTGCGGAGGGCCGGTAATGATAGCCTGCATGCTGATCGCGTTTCTGCTGATGGGCTGCAAGTCCGTAAGCAACAAGGAAAGCTTCGTGGAGAATCATCGCATAGAGAATCTTATGAGCATGATGGACTCTCTCATCAACAGGAGCCACACGGTGCAGCAGGATTCCTCCTGGAGAGAGACGGTCATCAAGGAACTGCAGAGCATCAAGGAGCGCAGCGACACCAACCATATTGTGGTGATGGACACGGCTGGAAACGTTATCAGGGAAACAACGATCATCAACAATACGAGAGAGGTGACAAGCGAAAGCACCAGACTCTTGATGGAGGGAATGATCCACAAGATGGACCGGATGGATTCTGTCATGTCCATACAGAACAAGCTGATATGTGAGATGGACTCGTTGCTCCGTCAAAGCGACAAGGAGACCACCATTGAGAAGAAACAGTCCTGGTGGGAAGCTCTGTGGCAACAGGCCAAAGGCATAATCATTGGAATTGTATTCAGCGGAATCGTATTCTTTATTCTTCGCTTGAAGAAAAAGCTGCCGTGAGGCAGTCCGTTCTAATTATCCTATACTCAAAAATCGATATATTTACAGGAATCGACTCTGCCACGGCGGTAGCAGTAAAATCTTAATTGTTTAGTTATATTAGTTATATCAATTGGTTTATGGTTAGTTTATAAATTTTGATCCCCGCCATCCGTGAAGGACAGCGGGGATCTCTTTATTTGTAGATGCAAATAACGTGTACCAACAATTCTCCAAGTTCATGAATTTCTTCCTCGGTCACGTTAATCTGACTGTGAAAACCTTCTTTGTCAGTCTTGGTTATGATCCACGTTTGTGATTTCTTGTCTTTGTCTATTGTAATCATTTCACTCAAACTTGATAATTTCCCCTGATTCCTCAAACATGACCTTTATACCGCAAGCGATGGCAAGATTAAACTCTTCCTTGCAGCCTGAACTATGTGGCCATCGTTTCATCATGAAGATAAAATCAAACGGATCAGTCTCATTGGACAGAACGTTCAGGTCGCGTCGCATGTGTCTGTTAGTGCTGGCATTGGAAGGAAGACCGTTCTTAAGGGGATTAAATACTCTGTAGTTCATGTCTGTAAGCATCTCTTCAATCTCGCTAAATCTCTTTTGGCACTGTTCAGGATCGACACCGCTGATAGGGCCGGAGATATAAACATGCTTCTTAGCCTTCTCTTCTTCTGACAGAATTGTCTCTTTCGCTGCCAAAGTCTTGACTTCTTTTGTCAGCTCAACCATGGTTTTTGACATCGATTCTGCGTCTTCCTTGTTGTCAAACAAAAGGCCTTTTCCGTCCAGATATTGAAGAAATCCTTTTTTTAGCTTGTAAAACTTCCATGAGATAGCGTCTATCCTTTCTGGAAGCAAATCTCCGTGACGCAAGAAATACTTGCCATAATAATCTTCTTGTTTCATAACTTTACTAATTTTATGTTAGATGATGTATAAATCCTGTTGCATGAATGGGGCGTACCGTCTTTCTTGACGGCAAACAGGATGGGATAGATGCGGTCACCTTTGACTTCGTAGTCCTTCAGGTAGGCCTTCATGCCGTTTACCGACACAAAGGATCCAGGCTCTATCTCCACGTTATCCCTGATGTACTGCTTTTTCAGCTCTGCCAGTTGCTTGTAGATCTCAGTTCGCTGGGCTTCGTATTCCTTGTTGTTCATAAATCAAATAATGATAATTGTACTATATTCTTTCTGATCGTGTCCTTTGGACGCTGCTTGTGATGTACGGGAGGTGGCGGCGGCTTCAGGGGAAGCACGACTGACACGTCACCGCCAGGCCTGGCAGGATCGACGCCGACAATATATCTGGCCTCAGCAGGCTTGTGTGTATGCGTCCGGAGCCAGAGCTGGTAGAACTCGTCGAGTGCATCGATACGGAGGTGATTGCGGGCCTCATCCCAATGTGACTTCTTGAAACGATCCAAAAGGTCATTGACATACACGTCCGCAATATACTCCCCTGCCTCTGCCAGTATTGCCCGCTTCACGGGTTTAGCCTGAACTAAACTGCCAGCCTCAGCCTCCGTCTGATAGACGTGCCCTGGCGCAAAGAGGGCGACGGGATGGTGTCCGTCGAGTGGAATGCGGACGGGAGTCATGCCCGCAAAGCCTTCTCCTTCGACCACCTCGCCCTCCAGCACCTTGCCGTACCAGCGTACATAGACCCTTGCGCCAGGTTCCGTCATAACTCAATGGTCTTTACTACCTCGTTGGTGTATTGCGATGAGCCGTCGGCCTTGAACCGGATGCACTTGATGATGACTCCGTTCTCATAGACCTCCATTACCCCACCCTCGCTGGCTCCGTAGAGCGTCTGGCCGTCCTGGCTGACGGGCTTCGACAGGCTGGGAAGGTGGATCGTTGTCGCACAGTCGCCGACGGAGTGGCCGACGGGCGAATAGAGTTGGTAGTCATATTCCGTGTCGAGCAGTGAGTTGAGATCATCCACCAGGGGCGTCACCTCGTTGCCCGTAGGCAGATCCACGTTGTACTCCCGTGTGATCTTATCCTCCTGCTGCCTCCAGGCGTAGTGCGAGTGACCTCCGAAATAGATGGCGTTCGTGTGTTCGCGCATCAGCTTGTTCAGGAAGTGGAATGTGAGGCCGCAGACGGTGTTTGAGCCGGAGTAGTATTTCTGCTTGATGGCCATCGACGCCGTCACGGGCCAGATACGAAGACGGGAATAGCTGCCAAAGGTGTCTCCGGCCTTGTTGGGCATGAAGTGGTGCATGAACACGAAGATGCGCTTCTGGGGATTATCCTCTACCAGGCCTTTCAGCCACATCAGCGCCTCCGGGGTGTAGAACTGGTAGTCGAAGTTGGTCTCGCGCTGACGGTTATAGTCCGTGTCTTTCACGTATTCCGTCATCTGCTTCACATACTCGTCATTATAATCCAGCCTGTTGATGCCCCGTGCCAGCGTGTCCCATGGATCTCCGTAAGCCATCGTGCCGTAGTCAACGGACAGGAATGCATAGATGTCACCGTGCTTCTCCGTCCAGTAGTTCAGCTTGGACTTTGACGATCTCCAGCCCTCCTTATAGCCGCAGTCCCATCCGACGCCATGCTCGAAGAAGTGCAGGTCTGACTCATACTTGCCGTCAGAGGGATTGATGATGTTGTGGAACTCTCCCACGTTTGCCCACATCGGCAGATAGTTGTACAAGGCTCCGTCATCGACGTACTGGTCTTCCGGCTTGCGGATGGTGAACAGTCTCAGATAGTCATGGTTACCCAATGGCGTGAACAGCCTGAGTCCCCTGGAATATCCGTGCGCCCCATACCAGTCTTTAAACATGTCGTAGTCCGCATCGTTGTACTGTGCAAAATCCCCACAACTGCAGACAAACTCGCAGCCCTCCCTCACGAACACCTCGCAGGCATTCTTCAGGTCTGTCATGTACTCCGAGTTGTGCGAGTCCTCGACGTCCATGTGGATATCGGACATCAGGCCCACCTTATAGAGCAGCCTGCCCTTGTCCTTCACCTGTTGCTGCTGTTGAACACTTGGGGCAGCCGGTTCCTGCTTCCCCTTTACCGAAATCTCTAACTCAATGTCTTTTCCGCAATGCGGACATTTAATTGTTCCCATAATTTTACTATTTGATTAATAATACCGTTTTCTCCACCACAAGCCGTAAACAACCAACAAGGAAATGACGGCAATGCAGATATAGTCAGTCCAATCCAAGTCCATACGCTACTCCTTCATCCTGTTGTTGCCAAGAATCGCCAAAACAAATACCCCGATGATCACTCCCACGAACACTCCGATGATTAATCCCCAAATAAACTGTGTCATACTACACCCCCTTTACGTTTTCTTCAATATAATTCCTGAGATAATCTATTTTTTAATATCATGTCTTAAAAGCTCCAAAACATCTTTAGTTAGTTCAGACAATCCGTAATGTCCTTGATTCAATCGTTCTATAATTGTATCTAATGACATATTAACTTTATCTAAGTACTTGTCTATGTCATGTAATACTTCCTGTTTTGTCATAACTTGTCCTCCTAATGCTTTTTTGATATGGTATATTCCAGTTCAAACTTACTTTCTGCTTCCTTAATCAAGGCATCATAGTCATATCCTTGTTTCAAGTACACGCAGTCATAGGAATGAAAATTGACTGGAGTATCTATATCCTCCACTGTAACTGTATATAAAGGCTTACCTTCATACCTGTCTACTCTTGTACACAAAATAAGTTTCATAACAATTCTCCTTTTCCGTTATTTAATAAGATTCTCTAAACAATACTTTATAGCTTCTTCAGTTGCCTCTTCATAAGAATTATAGTCAAATCCAAAATACTCCTTATCAAAATGAATTTTGTCACTGTCACAATCAGGCAGTATCTCAAAGCCATATTTAGGTTCTCGCATGCTATGAGTGATCAAGATACAAATCTTATGTATATCTCTTAACCATCGCATAGCAAGACTTTGGGAAGGAGCTTTTATGAAGCTCTCTCGGCAATAATTCAACTCATATAAGTCAAGTTGTTTAATTTCCCCTCCTTCTTTTGGATAGTACCAATCACAGTCTCCATCAAATTCTTTCTCTTTCAACAGTTTTGCTGTCACTAAAGATACGTAGGATTCTTTTACCATACTACTACCATTTTATGTTTGCTTTTAGTTTACTTAGACTAAACTCCCAGTTTACACAGACTAAACTCCGGGTTTAGTGCCTTTAAACTCCGGGGATGCCGCTTTGATGCTGGCCGTCACCTTCCGAAGCTCGTCCATGCAAAACTCTACAGACGTCATCGTATCATCCAGGCATTGCTTAAAGAACGTGTTGAGGGCGCTCTCGAATGCGCTGTAGTACAGGGTGGCAAAGAGATCGACTATAGATTCGTTCTCGTAAATCTTAGACTTTGGGTAAGTCTTTTTCATGCCTTCCATTACTTCATTCCAGCCCTCGTCGGCTGCCTTCTCCACCCATCTCATGTCGTAGAGGTTGGGAAACGCTGCACGCATCTCCTCATTGTGCTTGATCAGTTCTTTTTTCAGTTCCTTGTTCATACTCTCAGACTTCTTATTTGTTCGTTATTACTGTGTTCGATAATCCATTTGCGGAGGGTGCAGATGTGCGGAGCTATCACCCAGCCGCGTCCGTAGTAGCCGGAAGAGCATTCGCTGAGGGCTGAGGCCGTGTCCGTGATGGGCATTGTGCGCCCGATCTTGCGCCAGTGATAGGTCGTGCCGCCGAAGAGCATACGGCAGCGCTTTGTGCACAGCAGGACGTCACGCAGGTCGCAGTCTATCAGCATGGCCAGGAACCTGTCGCTGTCGTCGCAGAGTTCCAGCCTCGGGTCGTTCCTGTGTACCACCACGATGTCGGTCCAATAGCAGTTGTAGTTGGGCTGCCTCAGCAGCACCTGGAGCTGCAACAGCCTCAGCGTTGTCAGCACCTCCTGCTCCGTCAGGTTCTTCACCGGAGCCGCCATCAGGATATAGGCCACGTTCGACTGGATCTCAGGATCCTCCGGGTTAAAGGGTTGAATCTGTGTCATTGTTGAAAATATTGTCTGCATTTAAAATCTTTCCTTGGTTCAAACTCTTCAAACGAATGCGCCACAAAGTGAGCTTTTTTGTTGACCCAGTTCGCCATATCCTTCTGCCATTGTGGAATTTGTTGGTGAGGATTATCTGGATCTCTGTACGGCTGAGCATAGGCATACACCCAGTTACCTTTT